AGAAGTTCCTTTTGTATAAAGCTAGTTGTTTCGTTAATTTGTGGTAATGACATGTTTGTTTCTCCTTTTAGTGTGTATTAGTTTCGACAGAATGGTTTATGTATTTGAATTTTATAGTTGTCAGTGCTGCTCCTCCATCATCACCCTCTACATCAAACTCAATAGAATCTACACTTACCGGGATCAAGTCTCTAAAAATATCATATCGAGTAATGTTTCCGTCTTTATTTAGCGGATATAATTTGAATGATGCTGAAGAAATATCATTGTAATATTGTCTTACATATGATTGAGCATTCAAAATACTGTTCATCCATTGGAAAAAGAAGTTCTTAATAGTCAAATTGCTGGATTCAAGATACGAAACAGAAAGATCATCGTATCGATAGTTCTTAACATAATATCTAGGAATCATATCTACTTCTCTATGTTCAACATCAAATGCCAATGCAGGACAAGTAGCTTTGAAAATTTGCCATGTAAGAAAATCCTGGTCGAATCCTGTCTTTGGAGCTTTTGTTATATCTAATATTCCTATGAATCTATTCAATCGTAGAAGACCATTTGGAAACTTATCTCCATTGATCAGACTGTTTGCATAAAATTCATCTATTTTCATATAGTTAGTAGGCATTATGTTATATCCATAACTTTATATGTGCTAAACTTAAACGTAACAGGAAATTCTGATATCTGTGCATCTGATTCTTGAGACAGTTGTAATTCGCCCAATGAGGTAGGCCAACAAAATCCAAACTCTATTCCAAAAATAATATTGAACTTGTTATCTAATTGTAATATTCTAGTAACAAATTTTCCAAAATTACTGGATGTCGGAAAAGTATTTTCGTCTGTGTTATAAACTAACTGGAACAACCAATTATGAAGCATTTTTTTCTGTGTATAATTATCATCACAGACAAAAACCATTTGTATATCTCCATAATTCTGTGTAGCAGGAAGATATAGTCTCTGTCCCATTCTCTTAATTTCTTTTGTACCTATGTTAAAGTCAGGCATGTTTACAGATTTTGCTAATAGTTCTAATTTCAAAAACTCAGGAACAACTGTTGCTTTGTCAAATATGAATTCGACTTTATACAGATTTGTTCTAGCAAAATCGTTGAATGTAGCTTTTAGATAATCTACATGAAAGATCAGAGATGAATCAGTATATTTATTTGCTGGTATAGAAGGTGTTGTCATATTAGTTTGTCCAATAACTATAACCAAACGTTACTTGAAATGTAGCAATGGTATCAGGAGTTTCTTGATTAAGTTCTGTCTGATCAACATGTTTAGGATAACAATATTTGAAGATATATGTTTGTATAATATTACCTTGCAAATCTAGTTGATTTACATCTATATGGCATTCATCGTATAGGTCTTTCAGAAATCCTTTTTTAGCATCGTTTCTATTATTAACTAACTGCGCCCAATCTTCGAATAGTTGTCTGACTTCCCAATCTTCATCATAAAGGAAATTGATAACCAAGTCTTGAATGATTTCTGCTGCTGGCATTTTATAAGTCATTCCATAATATTTCAATTCTATTTCATTGAAAGCTCTGTCTGGAATGGTTGCACTGGTAGCATAAAATTTCAAATCTTCTGTAGATATTTCTTCTGTTAAACTTGAAGGAGGAAATACATTTACCAAAAATCTATTTGGTCTTACGATACTTTTAAGATTGTGCCTAAAAGAGTCTATTGTAGTTAGTCCTGCCATTTTATTTCCTTATTTTGGATCAATAGAGATTGTGTTGTGTATTAGAACTAGACATTTTTCTAATATAAAAGAAACATCATCATAAGTTATAATACGTCCTGTTAACATTGTTTTGTTTGTCAGAAAAACTTTTACTTCTGTTTTATTTTGAACACAGTTTTGTAAAAAATTTGTTATACACATAATTCATTCTCCTTACGGGTTTTTTATTATTTATATAAATAAAACAGGAGTAAGTTTGGTTGGTTCGAAGCAACCAAACAACAGTGGAGCTATCTACTGCTGTCCTCCTCATATCTATTTATAAGGAGCTATATTATGCATCATATCGTATATCAAACTACTAATCTTATCAACAACAAAATCTATATTGGAAAACATTCAACCGAAAATATTGATGATGGATATCTTGGTAGAGGAATAGCTTTAACCAAAGCTATCAAAAAATATGGCAGAGAAAATTTTAAACGAACTATACTTCATTTTTGTTCATCTTCTGAAAAAGCTTATATAATAGAATCTGTTTTAGTTGATGTTACATTTGTAAAACGTGAAGATACATACAATCTTGTTATAGGAGGACATGCTGGAGGTATAGGTTTAGGAAGACCTTGTTCTGAATATACTAGACAAAAAATATCTGATTCAGAACAAGGTAAAACTGTTTCAAAAGAAACATGTAAGAAAATATCTTTATCTAAGAAAGGTAGACCAATTAAACGAGGAAGAACATTGTCGAAAGATCATAAACAAAAACTTTCAGAAAAGAAAAAAGGAACTCATCTTTCTGAAGAACACAAAAGACATATTTCTGAAAGTTTAAAACTTAAAAATATCTCTTGACTTTTCTGGTTGAATATGATATCTTTGTCTATAGATAAATCAATCCAAAGGAGAAATCAATGAAAGAAAAAGCCGTAGTTGTAAAGTATGATAACACCGTTCCGGTATCGCTTCGTGGTAAGATTTCCGGCAAGCTTCCTGCTCGTATTGTACGTACTGGTGGTGATCTGACCAACAAAGAATATGCCGCAGAGAAAGGAATTACCAAACGACAGGCCAGTAAGGAACGTAGGGGTTACTAATAAAAAGGGGAGCAGTTAGCTCCCCATTTTTTATACCAAACTCCCTTGTAATGCTCTCAAAATGTTTGTATAGAATCCTGCAATTGTATTTGCCTGATCTAATCCATTGATAATCTTTCTAGCGTTTACTGCATCATTTGTTGTATCGTTGAAATAATGTCCTAAAGAAACTCCAGTGAACAATCCTTTTCTCATTCCAAGTGACATAATCTCATATGCAATTTTAGGATCGTCTGCCAAGTCTGGATGATTTACCAAATCTACACTCAGAAGCTTCGAGAACTCCTTGTAGTTGTCCAACCATGTAAGCTGGACATCACCCCTTCCGAAATACGCCTGATGCGTCACAGGGTCAGGTATGCCGTATTTATGCCCTGCTCCGTGACCATTCTCTTGAATGGGTTGAAAGGTTCTTCCGGTTTCCCAATAACAAGTTGCAAGAGCATAAGCACACCATCTTAGGTCTGTCATGTTTGCATCCTGCTCCAGGTAAGTTATTAAGTTTTGAAGTCCGGTTGTTTGTGAAGGATTAAAAGTTCTGGTGAATGATGCTTGAACAGCAGTTATGAATTTTTGAAAGTCTATTTTTTGCATGGTGATCTCCTTTCTTTTATTTATATGAAAGGAAAATTCAAATAAGCATATTTTCCAAATAATTCTATAGCTTTTTTATCGTATGCTTTAGCAGCATCTTCTTCTGTTTTGAACAATCCAATGTATATTTGTTTTTTGTCTAATTGAATATTTGCTGCAAATGATGTTCTATGTATACATACTCCTTTATACATTGAGGATGTAGTTCTTTTTTGTTTCTTTGCATTTTGCATATTTTTAGAATGAGAACATATTCTAAGATTTTCTTTTTGATTATTAAGACCGTCATGATCTTCATGATCTATATCTTGTTTATAAATATTATGACCATGAAGGTTCATAATAAATCTATGTAAAGTTATAATTTTTCTGCTAGGTCTATTACCCAATATAGTTTGAACGTATATAGTATTGCTTTTAACATTAACAAGCGGATACCAGTTATAATGTTTAAGTATTTCATAATCTTCATCATCTACTATAGTTTCTAGACCTGGATATTTTTTAGAATTTAGTTGGATAATTTTACTCATCTGTACCTATCAAAATTAAACGAGAACTAGCTCTGGTAATGGCAGTGTATAGCCAACGTCTGTGCATCTCTTCATCTCGTCCTAAAGTCTCTTCAAATACTAAAACATTATCAAATTCGCTCCCTTGAGCCTTATGGCATGTGATAACATATCCAAAGTCAAATTGATCTATTTCTTTATGGTATTTTATTTCTATTTTGGTATCAGCAAAAATATCTGGTTCGATGTTCAGATAGTTCCAAACTTCTTCATCGTCATTTTTAAAAGTTAAGTTCCAGGTTTTAGGATCGAATGCTTCACAACTTCCAAGCATACCATTTATCAAACCAAGATCATGATTGTTCTTCAAACAAATAAGTTTATCGCCAACTACCGGATATTTCTCGGTAGTTCCTGCTGTTCTTCTGATCTGTCTGTTCAAAAAATTTCTAGTATCATTTCTACCACAAATTATTTGAGATGCATTCAGCAACCATTCATCATGTAATTTTGTTCTCTTTGCTCGTAAGAAAGTTTCTCCATATCTTCCAAACTTGACATATTGATTCTTTCTGATCATATGTGCTACATGGATAATAGGATTGTCTGCTGCCTGTCGATGAACTTCTGTTAAGATAAAATTAGGCTTAGACATGAGATTGGTTTGATCTTTAGATACAGGAGGAAGCTGAAAGCAATCGCCAATGTAAAGAACAGGAATGCCATACGATTCTAAATCAGTTTTCAATTTAGTATCTACTGTACTTGCTTCGTCCACAATAATCAATCTTAACTCATTAGATACCGCAGGATTTCTTTTGAATTTCAGTTTACCTTCAGCATCAGTATATGGAATATAAACTAAACGATGAATGGTTGTTGCACCAAGCATTTCCTTTTTGCGTAGAACAAGAGAAGCTTTACCAGTATAAGCACAGAAATGTACTTGATGTTGTTCGAGCTTTAAGAAGTCAACGATAAAAGGAATTATAGTTGACTTCCCTACGCCAGCATATCCACCTAATATAAAAGGTGTTCTTGGTTTACTCTTGAACCATATAGCTATCAATCTGATAGCTTTAGTCTGCTCGTCTGTGGGAGTGATATCAGACATGTTGTTTTATACATTCTGCTGTTCGGTTTGTTCCTTTACATATCTCTTTTTGTTTATTTTCCCATTCTTCTTTTATAAGCTTCTTACGAAATCTATTGACAAAGGTTTGATGTTGTTCGTCTGTAGTATAGATATACCATGTTTGAATTTCGTTGAACATTGTATATGAAATAACAGTTTGTCCGTTCTTCAATCGTTCAATACAGAATACTCGTTTATGTTCAATATCAAACTCAGCATCAATGTTAACTTCAATTTTTGGTTTCGTTCTAAAAAGATTCATTCGGTTATCCTCATTTACTTTTAATTTTTTTCGTACCAGTAATGTAATCATATCGGAAAAAAACTGGAATGTCAATTATAAAATATATCTCTCGATCAAAAAGATTGGTAAATATAATATGATCTAGTTTGTTCTTGTTGCAAAACTTACAGCACATGATTAGATTTTCAGGTCCAAGATTATCATCCAGGCGTACAACAGGAATGATATGGTCCAGAGAAGCTTTATGATATGGGATTGGTTTTTGGCAGTAAACACAAATGCCCTTCTGTTTCTTCCAGAGAGCAAGACGGGTTTCTATTCGGTTTTGATGTTCTTCACGCATAGAAATATAATAACATAGTTGAGAAACAATGTCAATGTAAATAATAGACTTTTTATCATTATTCTGATACAATTATATAAATAAAACTGGAGCCGGTAGACTGGAATCGAACCGTCATCTAGTGGGTACAGACCACTAATAATAACCATTATACGATACCGGCATTTTAAAAAGGAGAATATATGAACTTACAACCAATGTATTTTTCACAAACAGACAAATTCAAAACATTTGTTAACTCTATTAAAGGATGTAAATCACAAATTTTGTTGACATGTCCTACTTGTTTAAAAGCTTTTTCTTCTACTAAAAATGATATTCAACAGAAATTATCTAAACAACGACACCATAAGTTTTGTTCTATTCGATGTGCTAATAAATATAAATCTATCACCCATACTATCGAATTAATATGTTTACAATGTAATACATCTTTTAAACGAACTCTAAGTGATATATACAATCCTGAAAAATCCTTTTGTTCTAGTTCCTGTTCAGCTTCATATAATAACATAGGAGTTAGTAGAAATAAGAAATTTTCTTTCACTAGTAAATATAAGCTTGTATATCAAATAAAACCAAAACTTAAAATTTGTACTCATCCAGAATGCAAAAAACAAATTTTGTTCCGATTACTTTATATATCCATGTTATAAGATAATATGGAAACTTTGCTATTGATACTATGTCAGGCTTATCTTTAAACCATCGACCTAATTTGGTATATTTAAAATCTTCAGAACTACCAGCTTCCCATACATATTTATTACGAACTACTGTATAAAAAATGTTACTTGGTTCAAAATCTTCAGTCCACTTTCTCATCTTCTTGAAAAATTCGTACATTAGATTCCCCATAATATTCTGGTTTAGTATATTTTCTTATCATCCAATAGTAACTTTTTCGTTTCCCACCGTCTCTACCTTTTCTGTATCTATGAGGAATTGATATTTCGTTTCTGCTTCTGCTCATATATCCTCCTGGTAATTTAGTATCCCTGACAGGATTCGGACCTGCATGTGTCCAGTTAAACTTTCAATCCGTTCGTAGCGGAAGGTTATACAGGGACATGATTTTGGTACAAGGTAGTGGAATCGGACCGCTTTCTGAGGATTTTTCAATCCTCCGCTATAACCATACTAGCTCACCTTGTAAAATTCTTTCATATTCTATTTTCTCAATAATAAGTATATTTTTATCTGGATTTTGTTCTATTACCAATCTCATTTTTTCTTTATCGTTTCCCCACCAAAAACCTTTAACTTCTAAATACAAATCAAATTCAGGAAGATAAAAGTCTGGAGCATATGAACGTACCGAATTTCCTATAATATATGTAAACAAATCTTTGTTTGTTTTTGGTTTACTCCAACATATTTTTAACTCTTCAAATTTTAAAGCTAAATTTAACTCCCACGTTCCTTGAACTTTTATTCCGTTTACATCATACCATTTACATTTTCCTCCACTATTATGCAAACTTTGTCTAATGCTTGTTTCTAATCGTTCTGTTGCGGTTGGAATATATGGTTTCATTATTCCTAAACGAAATTGTTCTTTTAAATTTTTTGAAACACTTTCGCCGTTTTTTCTTACTCGTTCATCTGCTTTAGTTAATCCTTTATTCCAAGCTATTCTACCTTTAGTAGTTAAATATTTTACTGTATTAGGACATTTATCTTTATGGTTTCTGGTTAACTGTCCAGTTGTAGTTTCTTTTTTACATTTTATACACGAACACTTGATATGAAATTTTGACATATTTATTCTCCTGTTTTATTTATAAAAGAAGAACAAACAGACGCTAATCCGTCTCAGCTATCTTGGGAAATTTTTATAAGCTCCACCTTGCTCTGAAGTGGCATTCAAGGGTATCCGCACCCACTTAATCTTTTACTATTCTTGTTATTATTTCATATTTAGTATCGGAAAATGGATCATATCCACCAAGTATTTCCTTTACATAATTATCAGCCTTTTCGTAATTTTCCCAAACCGAATCAACAGTAGTTCTAAATCCTTGCTGACCTTCATCGTATAAATCTTTAGTTTTTAAAACTATATGAACTCTCATATCCTATTCCATATACTTAGATACTTTCTCCAGTACCATTCCTCTACTATAGGCCGAAGAGAGTCAGAATCACATTCTTCAAAGTCTACATCATATGTTTGAAGGTCTTCTATAATTTCATCCAAATCCCAACCACGAAAACTATAATCGTTAGCATCAGCATTGTTTAAAGCTTCAAATACTGATGTTCTGAATTGTAGATATTCAAAGGTGGTCATAACAATTCTTTTACGATTTCAGAAAGTCTCTTTCCATCATACATATTAGTATGATTCTCTTTGAAAAACTTCATGGTCTTTCCCATGT